CTACGTTTCTTGGAGCTGCATTTCTTGCTAAATCTGTAAGAGTAGTCATTATTCCATTTTCTGATGCTGTTATAGTTACAGAACTTGGATTGATTGCTGTGTTAGATAAATCAGATGCTTCCGATACTGCTGCTGCACTTACTGCTGCATAGATTGGAACTTCAACTGACTTTCCACCACCGCTAATAGCATAGTTTTTTACAAGTGGTCTCATTACTGATCTTTCACTTGCTACGAACAATGCTTCAGCTACTATCTCTGTGTATAGTTCCGATAGTGTAGAACTTGTGCTTTCGTTTGCCATTGTTATTTTTCCTTATTATTTATTTGTTAAATTAATTTGAGTAGGTTTCGAATCTCGTTGTTTGCGATACTCTGCATACTTTGCACGATCCTCTGGCTTACTCATATCTAGTTCCTGAATGTTGAAAGGTTTTACAGTTTTACCCTCGATGGCACTCTGGCTTCCTGATCCAGACTTTGACCCTTGACGGAAATGTGGGTTTGCATCTAAAAACTCTTTAACTCTCTCTTCGATTGTGAAAAGGTTTCCTTTTTCGTTATATCGAATGTTGCTATTATTATCAAGTATTTCTACTCTTCCATCATCATTTAATTTGATGCCATCTTTTAGTAAGGCAACAACTTGACCTGGATTAATTGCTTGATTTTTAGAAGCAATAGATAATACAGAGTTATCAATCTTTTCTTTTTTAATTTCGTTCTTATACTTTAAAATTTCTGTATCTTTTTCAGATATTCTTTGTTGCATAAGTTTTTCAAGTTCTGCTTTTGATTTAGCTTCTTTTACTAGCTTTTCTTTAGCAGCATCTTCTTCTTTTTTCTTTGTATCATCTAACATTCTTTGATGTTTCTTTTGTTCAGCATCTAATCTTGATTTAATAATGTTATCTAATTGCTCTTGTGTAAAAGTCATTTCTTTTGCTTTTGTAACTTCTACTTTAGGTTCTTCTTTTGGTGTTTCTTGTGTTGCAGGTGCAACAGTTTTTTGTTCTTCGGACATAGTTCACTCCTTTGTTAAGTTATTAGTTTTCCGCTACTGTCAAACCAATCAGGACTGACGTAGCTCCATTGATGACGACAATTATAACCACCACGAACTACCAAAGGATTTCCAGCTTTCTTACCAGTCCAACTTCGACTAGCCCATAGTTTTCTGACTTCATCAATCGTAAAAAGTCCATTTTTTTTACCGATAGTTCTACTTACCAAACCTCTGCATATTTGTCTAGTTGTAGGAATGATGTCTCCATAGTACCTAACATAAGTAAGTCCTGCATCATTAGCTTTGTTAAAGTTTAATGTTGCATCAAAGTCTCTTAATGAGTCGTTTAATAGCTGACCTGCATATCTTTTCATGTTTTCTCCAGCTCTATCTCTGCCAAATTTAGATTGTAATGTAGCAACTGCTTTCTCTACCTTACGTTGCATACGTTTTTTATTCTTATTGTTTTTAACAAACTTAACTAATCTATTCATTTCTGGGTCTTTAGAACTTGCATAAATACCATTAATAGTTTGTCTTAATTCTTTTTCTAATACAGAAAATTCAGTTCCTAATAATGTGTTTTGATAAACCTTGTCTGACAATGTTCTAGTGAATGTATTTGATATATCTTTAAATTGTGTAAAGTATTGTTGCTTTAAATTTTGTACTAAAGCTAAATCGCCTTTTGTAAGTTCTTGAAATGCAGGTGGTATTCTACCTATTCTCTTAAATGCTCTTTCTACTCTTTTAGCTTGTTTGTTAAATCCCTCTCTAACAACTGTATCTGTCCATGCTAAATATTCTCTTTCTAATATTGCTTTGATTTGTGGTCTTATAGCAATAGCAGCTCTTAACTCTATTAGCTTACCATCAGTAAGTGGCAATGATCTACCAGCTAAAGAAGTTACATCATCTTCTATCTTATCTAAAACTTTAGTGAGTTGTTGGTAATATTGTGCTTCAGCAAATTCAATCTGCTTGATTCTGTATTTAGTTGAGCTTTCTACAATATCTGCCATACATATTATTCTTCAATGGCTTCTTGTTCTACGTTTTCTTGTTGTGGTTCGTCTTGTGTAAATTCGCCTACTTCTGTTTTGTTATCTATTTCATCAAAGATAATATTTAATTGTTCGTTATCATCTACAACAGCTCTTGCAATCTCTTTGTCTATTTCTTTGCCTAGTGTTGGCGATCCTACATTAACTGATTTAGCTTGTTGGTAGAACATAAGGTCTGCTGCAAAGTCTCTTATGTTAAATGTTTCAGGGTAGTTTATTTCTCCCTCAAATTTTGTGTTTTGGAAATCAGCATATAATTTAAATAGTTGTTCCTCTGCTAATTGTAGATTGTCTGCTTTCTCTGATAGTCTTGCATTTAATAATTCAAATTCTGTTTGTAAAGCTATGCCTGATGATACTGCTTGTTTAGTAGTTCTTACTGCTCCTGTATGAGCTATTCTATTTATAGCATCTACTTTCTTTGTAATAGATTCCATAATAGCTTGTAAGTTTTGTCCGCTTGGTTGCAATAGATATGGTTTAAGATTTGGTTCTATCTCTTCTGGCATTTCTATTATTGCACCAGCTCCAGCAGAAGCATTTACCGATGGTGTTTTAACTAACGATGGATGATTTGTTAATCTAATAAGCTGTTCTATTTCAGAAAACTCATTGTAGATAGCTTTTTGCAAATCAGCAATATCAGTTAAGTCAGATTGACCAACAAATCTCTTATGAGATTTTGAGTTGTATAAGATAACTGCTGGTATCTTGCCAATCTGATTCTCGGCAGTATCTATTAATCTTGGTTCAGTTCCAGAGTCATCCATATAAACTGTGTCTATACGATCTGGAAACCACATCCTAAAATAAGTACCACCCTCTTTATCTACCTCTTCTCTAATTTTAAGATAGTCTAAAGAATACTTACCATTAACTTCTCTTTTGTAATTCCAATCCATTATGTTTTCAGGAGTTACAATAGATAGGTAAGGTCTTATGTCTTGCTCTAGCTCTTGTGCTTTTGTTTCACTAACTACTTTTGGTTTATCTAAAATTAAAAGACAATGACCATAGATAGAAGCATAATTTTGAGCTTGTTTAATAACACTATCAAAATTGTTTCCATCTAGGTCAGTATCTCTTAAGAATGATTCTAAACTAGCTTCATTCTCCATATCTCCAAATTCCCTCGTTGGTTTGACTCGAAAAAGGAATGATGAGTAAATTTGGATTATGTTTCTACAATGATTGTCGCAAGGAGTATTTAGCAATCGTTGATTAAACTCGTTATCTAATTCTAAATTATATCTGTTTAAATATTGACCTACTTTATAATCATAGCCACCATTATATGACCTAATGAAATACTCCCAATTTGAAATGTTCTCTTTGTAGTCTTTATGAGTATCTAGTGCCTGATCTTTGTCGTATGCCATATTGCCTTTGTTTCATATTCCATCTTGTAGGAGCAGATAAGTTAGAATTGATAGTTAAGGGTTTTATATAATCTATTAAATAACCCAAAGCATCGTTCATGTGGTCAAATCCCTCTTCCTTATCAGGAATATTTGTATTCTCCTTGTATATTTGTCTTTGTAATCCTTTTATCAATGTTTTGCAATAATTACTAATGAAAATATGCCTATCGCCTTTAGAATCTTTTAGTCTTGAATTAACTGCATTGACTCTATCTCTAATTGCTGGATGCTTGTGTTTAACTTTAACTTTAAATCCTGCGTTTTGTAATATGCTTAAATCTGTTCTGCCACCAGCAGAAGTTTTACGTTGTTTAGATGCAGGATCAGGATAAACAAAGATAGGTATTTTAGTTCCGTATCTATCTCTTATCTCTTGGCACATTTCGTCAGTATTACTTGAATATATTATTATCTCATCTACAAAATAAACCTTATCTTTTTCTATCTGTGCAACAGCAGCACTCATTGGGTCCACGTTAAAGTCCATTCCTAAATGTAATGGTTTAGACCAATCTATCTTACGTTCTATGACACTTTCTACAGGATGAAAATTGTAATAAACACTTCCTGCATAGTTCTCAAATGTACCCTCAAACTCTTGTCTAAATGTTCTAACATCAAGGTCTAATTTAGCTTGTTCTAATTCTTGCTTTGATACCATGCCACCTTGTAATGTTGTATATTGGAAGCTATCCCATTCTTTGTCATCTTTACCTTTAAGATATAATTCATAACTCCAATTTCCATAACCTCTAGGTGTACCACAAAATAAAACATCTCCTAAAGTGTCTGCAATAGAAGCTCGTAATACCTCGTACCAGGTTCTTTTATCTATATCTGCAAACTCATCTAATATTAAAAAGTTTATTCCTGAACCTCGTAAAGCATCTGGTTGATCTGCTGATTTTAGACATATAACACTATTTGATTTCTTAACTTTAATTGTAAGGTTTGTTTCGTTTATATCTTCTATCCAATTAAATGAATGAAGCATTGTTTTTAGGTTAGACCAACATATCTCTTTAGCCATTTTAAAAGTAGGAGCTACATACCATATATTCTGTAATGGTTTAGCTGCATACTTCATCATTTCTGTAATTGCTAAATGTGTCTTACCAAATCTTCTACCTGATATAAGAACTCTAAACCTTGCTTTTGATTGACTAACTTTATGTTGTGCCTTTGTTAAGGTAATCTTCATAAATGTAGTATTTTACATTTCTACTACTGGTTTGCAACCATACTTAACTGCTAATCTATATTTATTGACATTCTCTTTGCCCTCTTTTTGTAAAAGTTCTAAACTTTTAAGAGAAGCATCAGCAGCACATTCTGCCCATTCGTTATAAAGTATTGGAGATTGAACTGGAGCTTTACACTCTCCTGATATAAAGGAGCAAACTGACATAATTAATATAAACTTCATTTGTCAGACTCTTTAAAGAATTTATAAATTTTACCTGTTGTTCCCATGTATTTAATGTAAGGTCTTTCTTTCCATCGTTTATTCCATGCCCAGTTAGAAACTTTAGCACCATACGTTTCAAAGAATGAAAGAAATACATCAATACTTATCTTCAATAATCTTTGTAATTTTTTTCCTACCTGTTTCATCTGTTTCCACCATTGCTTTTATTTTACCACAAGCCATTCTTACATTTTGTGGATTAACAGATCGTTCTACAGTCCTTTTCATTTTCAGGCAGGTACTCATTTTCTGATCCTTGATGTAAGTATGCTCGATTACACCGCCCTTGTATATCATACAAAGAGCAATTATTCCTACTGCTAGTTCACTCATCTTATTACCTATTAAAACTGTCGTATTGTTTTACAATCCAGTTCATAATCTTTCTAAAAAATCTTTTAATCTTTAATAACATTTATCCTCCGTTACTTCTAACTTTATCTTTAAGTTTTTCTATTTGCTCTATAAGTCTTTCTACATCAGACTGCAATCTTTTTATGTTAGTTGCGTTATGTCTCATACCTGTAATCTCTTCTTGCATATCTTCAATTTCTTTTATACTTGACTCGATAAGAAGATATTGCTCCGCATCCGCAGGTAATGATCCCATTTCTCCTCTAGGCCACTTAATAGAAAACTCTACTGCCTTGTCTAAATCTTTTTGCATAAGCTCTAATTGTGTTGCATGATTATTAAGTTTTTCTGTAATTCCAAAATAAGCCCAAACACCTACAGCAACTGCAGCTATAATGCTTACTAGGTTTTTAATTGGCATTGCTATATTTGTAGATTCACTTACTTTCATTTCCAACCCATAAGTTTAAGTAGCCATTGTTCTATTTTGTCTATTAACTTTTTCATCTCCAGCTCCTTATTGCCCAATAAGCAGGACTCAATGATTTCTGTCCTCTTACTTTTCTTAACACTCCACCCATACGAGCCATAAAGCTACGTTTTCTAGCTGGTATGTTTTTTTTAATAGACATTGTTTTTGAGCCAAAGTTGACTTTTTTAATGTTACCTGTTCTTTTATTACGAACAAAGACTTTAAACTTCTTAACGTCTCCTCGCATTATTTTACCAAGTTTTACTTTTCTTCCTCTATATTTAGCCATAGATGACTAATAGCATAAAATATTAATGTTTGCCACAAACATAACCAAAGACGTGCTTGTTCTTATACTTGTGATAATACATATTTCTACCAGGTAAATGTATTTTGTATTCTCTCACAATAACATTCTTTTTGTACCAATCAGCACATGATATATCAAAGATTTCTATGTGCATTAACTGACCTTTAGCCAATATAAGTGTAATAATAAGCTCTTTCATTTTTTAAGGTTATCAGCAAACAGTTTAAGCATGGCTTTATATGCTGATCCTCCTTGATAGTCTGTTTCTAGTTGATTAAATTCTTTTATAAGTTTGTACCAAAGGTCTTTGTATTGTGGGTCTTTTGTTTTATGGTAATCGTTAGCAGCTTGGTTAATTCTGGATAACAATTTGTCTCTCATCGTTTAAAATATCTTAATCTCCATTTATCACAAACATAATTATCTCTTACACCAAATGCTTTAAAAATGTTGCAAAAACCTCTTCTATTACTGAACCAGGCACAATTACCACAAGCAGATTTATTTTTAGATTGTTGAAAAGTTTGTGGCAGTCTATAATCTATCATCTCTCCATTAGAATAGAACATTTGTCGCTTCATCTACCTTGCCCTCTGTACTTCTTCCAACTTCTACGTTTATGTTTATTCATGGTACTCATTTTGGGTCGTCTCCCAATGGATGTTCCATTAAAAGTTTTTTCATAAACGACTGTAGCTCCCCAGACGTTACCTTTTCTTTTTGCCATCTTCTACTTTAACATCTTCAGCTTTGCCATCTATAATAAGCGGTAGTGGTTCTGTAAT